ATCGTGGCGACGCTTCATTCCCCAAATATTCCTGGGCGTCGGGTTGATATTCGAAGCGGCCAAACGCCCAACGTTCGCGATCAATCCATGAATAACAAATTTTGTTTTCTGCGATCATGTTATTGTTCAACAAATCAATTGCGTCAATCCATGGTGTCGTTCCTTGAAAAAAATCTTTTCGTTCAAACACTAAATTGTTCCCAATGATCCGCCAATCCGCGTTGAATGTTGGTTTCAAAATGTTGTCCAAAAACGACGACAATGTTTCCACGGGCAAATTTTCCGAAATCAACATGAAATTGGTTTCGTCTTTTTTGAATCCTCTGCGGACTTGCGCCGACAACAATACGGTGTTCCAATATGGCGACGCGGGATCGTTCAAAATGGACGACTGAAATGTCAATCCACATTTTCCACAAACATTTTTGACGTAATCGCGAACCAATGCGGACGGGTGATACCAACCGCATGGGATCACCCATTCAGCAATTTCGGCGTTTATATCCCCAACCAAATCGAACGCCGCCCACGGGGTGAAATTGGAATCATTGCAATCGTTTTGATCACAATCGGTTAATGGCAACGCGCAAACAATCGAACAAAGTAAATAAATAACGGCCAACAATGGGGTGAAAATAATGGCCAACGGGTATAAAATAATATCGACAATCAACGCCAATAAAAACGCCAAAAATAAAATCACGACTTGAATAAATGCGGGGCGGTGGTCAATGCAATATCGAACCGCGGGGCGATTTTGGTTCAAAAATCCGTTCCAATTGTCCCACAAAATGGTTGATTGAACACAATTAAATTCGGGCGTCTTTTCGATCATGTTGGCCGAAATGGAACAATCGGGTTCACACCAATCAATGGCGTCGCCTTTAATCACACCAACGAATTGAGCGGTCCCACAACAGTCGTCCCACACTTCAACGGGTATTTCATTCGCAAATCCATTCGGATCGTCAATCAATGCGGTTTTCAAAATTTGATAACCGTCGTCGTAAAATGTCAATTCCGACGAATAAGATTTGGCCGTTTGACCATTGGCGTCGGCGCGTCGCAATGTGACCTCGAATGTGGCGGTCCCGTCAATGCGTCCCGTGATCCACACCCCGTTCAATTTTATTTTGATTGACGTGTTCATTTGGCTTTGTTTCGAATTCGTTGTTCTTTATACTGCAACTTGGAAACGATTCCATTGATCCCACGTTCGTCAATTGATAATGTCAAACCCTTTTGTTGGCGGATCGCCGTTTCAATACGTTCCAATTTTGAATCCATGGATTTGTTGTTGATCGCAATGACACGATCATTCAATCCTTTGGCCAATAATGGATCACGACCCGCATGGATCGCCTCCAATAATGGACGCCATTGGCGCGTTTTTTCTTTGGTCATGACAAATTCCCCACGGTGAACAACCCCCGCGGCTTCATATTTTCCACCGTCGCCCGTATAACCCCCCTCGGCAAATGATCCCGCGGCGGCCCTGGCTTGGGCGCGGGCGGCAACTAATCCCGCGGCCAATGCGATCAATGTCGCGGCAATGGTGAACGGTGCGGCGGCCCCACCCTCGGCGGCGGCTTTGGAAATTGCCACGGCGGAATTGGCAACCAATTCAATGGCGGCCAACCCTTGTTGTGCGCGGACGAATTTCGCCTTTTGTTCGTTCAACTTTTGTAAACGGGTTTCTTCGATTTGTAACAACTCGGCGTTTCCCTTTTCTGCAATGGTTGCGGCGGCGTCCACACGCTTTTGTTGTGCTGAAATGGCCGCGTCGGTTTGGCGAATTTGTGCGTCAATCACCGCGTTAGCCAAATCCAATGTCGCCTTCAAAACGTCCTCGATTCCCTGGGTAATCGCCTCTTTTCGTTTTGCGGTTTCCTCTTTTGTTTTGTCGGTTTCGTCCTCCAATAATTTGATTGACCGATCGTGAAAATCGTTTTTGGTTTTCAAAATTTCCAAATCCGCTTGTTTTTCAATCAACGTTCGTTCCTCCAATGTCAATTCGACATTTTTCAATTCCGCGTCGCGGTCCGCTTCAATGGCTTTAATTCTCACGCCTTGTTCGTTGGTCAATGAATCTTGAATCAATTTCAAATTATCATTCAACTGTTGACGGATTCGGTTTTGTTCCTCGGTTCCACGGGCGTCGGCCAAATCTTTAATCAATTTGGACCTTTGCCCCTCCAATGTTTGGGTGTTTTGTTCCACCAATGTCAATTGGCGTTCCAATTCCACGGCGGCGATTTGATCCAATGTCGCCAACCTCTTTTTTTCCGCGTCCTCTTTAATCTTGGTGATTGCGTTTTCGGTTTCTGCGGCTAAAATTTCCAATCCGTTTTTCTTCAATTCCCCAAATTGTAACGCGATCGCGGTCGTGAATGTTCCCTCCGCTTTTGAATCCTCAATCCGTTGAGCGATCTCTTGTTCAAAAATTTCACGTTGTTTTTGCCCGATTTTTTGCGCTTGGTCCACCGCTTGTTCGACGTTTTTCGGATCCGCCAACAATGCGGGTTGGAATTTTAATTCGAGGACTTGTTTATCGATTTCGCGTTGTAACGAAAATTTCAATTTGTCCTGGGCCTCTTTTAATTTTTCGGCGGTTTTGGCCGACGATTCACTTGTAAATGTTCGCGGGTTTGGTTTATTGTTTGCCGTTACAACATACGCGGCGTCAACGGCGGCAATTCCGCGGGTTGTGGCTTCATATTGTTCCAAAAAATATTCATAGGTTGAAACCGCTTCGCCCGTGTCCTCCTCAATTTTGGCGATTGCGTCGGTTTCGGATTGGGATAATTGTAAAAATGGATTATCAACGTTTGCCAACGTTGCCGCCACATTTTGTAAATTTTTAGCGGCCCCCGCGGCGTCTAATTCAGCACCCCGAACGCCCCATGGATTATCGGCCAACGCCTCGGTTGCGGTTTTATTTCCCGCGACTAATTCCATGACTAATTTTTTATTTTCTTTGGATAATCCCTCGAATATTTTCATTGCGGATTGTGATCCTTGACCTATGGAATTGGCCAACCCCGAAAATGAATTTTCCAAAAACTGTTGGGCGCGGATTTGTTTAGCGATCAAATCGGTGATCACCTGGGTTTTTGCCTCTGCGGCCGCCTTGTTTCGAATTTGGGTGATTAAGTTTTGATATGCAATGTCCAATTGTTCAACGAATTCCTTTTCGTTTTTCAAATTGGTCAATGTCGTCCCGTACTTCGAATTAATTTCATTAATCAATTGCGAACGTTCCGCCGTTCCCGCGTTGGTATTTCGTAACGCGTTAAATAAACCGTCCAATTCAACTTGTTCTTCGGCGATTTGTTTGTTCATGATTTCCGTGAAATTCGCGACCGCTTGTTGTTCCAATGACAATTGTTCGGTGACTTTGGCCGCGTCCTCGGTTTCAAAAATCAAATCGGGAAATAATGCCAACAATGTAGTGACCGCGCCAATAATCAATCCGATCGGATTGGCTTTCATTGCCCCATTCAACGCCGTTTGGGCCGCCGCCGCGCCACGCGTCACAACCGATTGGGCCGACGTTGCCCCCGTCAACACGTTCGTTGCCGTTGCCGCCGCCCGTGTGAAAAATGCCTTGGCTTTGGTAATCAACAAACCCGCTTGTTCACGGATCAACAACAACTTAAAACGGGCCTCGTATAATATTTCGGCTTGTAATGCGGCCTTTCTTTGGCCCACATAAAACGCAACCACACCCGCCAACAACAATAATGTTCGGCGGTTTTCTTCGACAAATGCGGGTAATGCTCTCAATCCGTCAATCACGTCGAACGCGACGCCCACCAACGATTCGAAAACGGGCAATAAACCCTGGCCAATGGATCGTTTCAACTCGGTGAAATTCCCCTCCAATGTGGACAAACGACCCGTGGTTGATTGCGACAACTTATCGGTCAAACCAAAAAACCGTCCACCCTCGGACGTCAACGATTGAAATCCCTTTTCGAGATTGGCAAAGGAAATTTTTCCTTCGGATCCTAATTTTTTGACCTCCTTTTCGGACACACCCAATTGTTTCGCGAATTCCCCAATGATCGGGACACCCGCTTCGGTCAATTGGTTTATATCCTCGGCGAACAATGTTCCTTGAACACGGGCCTTTCCATAAATAACCGCTAATTCATTAAAATCTTTGCCCGTGGCGGACGAAACGTCACCAATACGACCCAACGTTGTGGTCAATTGGTCAACGGGTTCACCAAACGCCAACAACGCTTTACCCGCTTGGTTGACTTGTTCGGGGGTGAATGGGGTTTTGATTGAAAATTCCTCCAATTCCTTGAATGTTTTTTTCGCTTTGTCTGCGGATCCCAAAAATGTTTCCAATGAAATTTGAACATTTTCGTAATCTGCGACGGCCTGGATTGCACCTTTACCGAAAT